GGTGGGGGCGGGTTTATTGATATTAGTAAAAATGATGGTCAGGCCATTACGGGAATGATTGTGTTTAAGGATTCTCTACTTGTATTTAAAACCAGATCAATTTATAAATTCTCTTTCAGTTCATCGGGTCTTCCGCAGGTAGAACAGGTAAACCCAGGGATCGGGTGTATCGCACCTAGATCAATTGTCGCGGTTGAGAATGATGTATTCTTCGCTAGTGAGTTTGGGATTTACACCGTAGGTAATGAGGCAGGATTCTCGTTTGATGTACTAAGAACCAATGAGTTATCCGCTAAGGAGAGGTCGCGCTATCAGACGATTGACCCTGCGTATATTCAAAATACCTCGGCGGTGTACGCTAAGGTTGCCAACAAGAATATAGTAATCTTTTCTTACACCCCAAGCGGGTCAACCACCAACGAAAAAGCTCTCGTCTATGATCGTGAGAGGTTATCGTGGTATCCGTGGTCTAATATTAAAGCTAACTGCTGGGCTGTGTATAAAGACTCTACGGGGACGAACAGAGTCCTTTATGGCTGTGATGCTAGTGGGTATGTAAAAGAGGCTCTAACTGGATCTGATGACTTTGGAAGCTCAATCTCTGCTAACTTCACACTCAAGTCAGTATCTTTTGAGGAGACTAACACTTATAAGAGGTTAAGATTCTTAGATATTTTACTTCGTCAACCCAGGGGAACGATCACGCTTTCAATTATTAAGGATGGAGTGGAGACAGTTAAAACAATTCCCCTGTCAACCATCTCTCCGTCTGTTAATTTTGGGCATTATGTGTTTACCGAATTTTTGTTTGGAGAGTCAGTGGGGACGGGAGTCTCCTCACAAGATACCAACTTACTAAGAACAGTGCGCCAGTTGTCAGACATAGGGGACGGGAGAAGTTTTGCTCTAAAGTTTGAGAATAACTCAACGGCTACGTTTACACTTTTACTTTCTTATATGAACGCAAAGGGTCGCTCTGTCCGTTACCGCCACGCCGAGGATATTGTGGCTACTTGATAATCGTAACCAAAGTGCTAAACTAGGATTAGCTACACAAGTAAATCACTTGCAGGCGACTCGAAAGAGTCGCTTTTTTGTTATTTATAAGCAGGAGGAATACCCAATTTAACACTCTCCCCAGCAGAAGAGTAAAAACAACCAAAAGTTCCAGGCCCTTTATCCTCAACTGGAAGATAACAAAAATGCTCACCAGCAAAAATAGGCAATATGAAAAAGAAAATAATAAAGAAAACAATAATTAAAAGATTTATTAGCTTCATAGGTAAATTATACCCTATAAGTCAAATAAGGAGGAAATATGGCGTTAAGAATGGGTAGTTGGGGACTTCCCGAGTTTGGTGTTACCGAGGCAATTGGTAATCTATTTGGTGCGCCAAGAACTGCTCAAGGAGGAAGTAATCTAAATCTATCGGGAATGGCAAGTTCTACTCCTACTTATAACGGCCCAATCTCCTCACCAGGAGTCAACTACTCAACAGGAGGATCTGTACTAGGTGGATCTACTTATAAGTCGCCCACCCTTTCTAGTGGCGGAACCACAACCTCTCAACCAACCTATCAAGATCCATACGCCGGAGTTACATCCTCAACCCAAGATGAAGCAGCCGCCCAACTTCAGGCTCTTAACACCGAATACGATCGCAATAAATCCGAGCTTGAGGCTCAACTAGCTCAAGCTGGAACCGCTAGGACTCAAGGACTCTCAAGTTTACAGGGAGCAGTGGACGAATATGGAAACCTAATTAAAAACCAACGCACTTCTGCCGAACAGTCAGCCGCTAAAAACATTCAGAGTGCAGGAAGCGCGGCTCGTCAAACCCAGGGGAAGAGTCGAAATATCTTACGCGCACTTGGGATTCTCTCAAGTAGTGCCGCAGGAGACATCCTCTCTCGTCCAATGACCGAGTTTGCAGGCCAAAGAGCAGAGATCAATCAAGCTACTACCGCCAGACTTCAACAGTTAGACGATGCGTTCGCTCAAAAGACATCTGAACACGCCAATCTAGTCGCTCAACTTGAGAGTCAATATGGAGATATTGTGGGGAGGATTCAATCTGACCTTCGTTTTTCTGACCGAGAACGAGCAGATGCTATTGCGGCGGCTAATTCAGCTCTACTTTCAAGGTTGTCCGAGATTAAAATGGCGCAGGCTAACTGGCAGAACGAAATCAACGCCCAAAAGAACGCCCTAACTTCATCCGGAACTTCTCTCGCCAGCTTCACCAACCCCTCGGCTGACATTGGAGCGATCCAAAGCACCGCTCTTAACCCACAACAGCAATACAAGCCAGGTCAACAGGTGAGCATCTACGGGACAGACAAGAGGCTAAGCGACCTATATGGTTCTGGAGCGTTAGGATAAGGAGGTACTTGTGGCCTCTCTAGTAGACTTTTACAAACAAAAACTGGCTCCAAAGATCAGCAACTTCGTTAATACTCTCGATCGCGATAAGAGCATGGAGGGTTTTCAGATCGCCCCTGGTGGAATTAGGGGTGGTGTAGAGAGGGTGAGTCAAGCGTTTCGTACAAACCCACAACAGTTTAATGTGTTGTCCCCTACGGCTCAAAGAATAGGGATCAGGGGATTTGAACAAGACGTCAAACCGCAACTAAAAAGCCCACTAGCTAGAACTTTAACCAACGTAGGTACTAACATACTCAAAGTAGGTGAATCGGCCGGTACAGACGTTTCTACGGGCTTACAGCGCACATTTAAAGGAGATGTGGCGGCAGGACTAGCACAGACAGCTAGGGGTGGTGGAAAGTATGCTACTTTAGCTCCCCCATTCTTACCCACAACCCTTACGACTACTACCGCCGCCTCATTAGATCAGCCTGTTGGCAAGAACGATGTATTGAGACGAGCCGGAACGGGATTTTTTGAGGGATACACCGGAGTTAAGCCAACTGATGTTGGGATACAGAGTAAAAACATAAACGTTTTTGGAGCCGAGTTTGACCCACTACAATCAGCCGCCGGTATGGTTGGGTTTGTTAAAAACCCACTTAATAAACAACTATTCAAAGCAACCGAAGCGATCCTACCAGGAGCGAGTAAAAAACTTACAACCTGGTTAGGAGTAACAGCTAGTAGGGGTGGATTAGAAAATATCTTACTTAACCTCCCAGAGAAGCCAGAGAACATGACCGACATGGAAAAGGTGTCATGGATGGTACAAAACGGTGTAGCTGGGGGAGTACAAGAAATAGTTGGTAGAGGCGTTCTGGGTGGACTTAGTAAAGCGGCCGATGTGACTGGTATAAATAAAGCTGTATCTAAGGGTGCAGAGTTAAGTAAAAAAGAACTGACCAAAATGTTTGATGCTATGGCAGAGTTTAAGCGCAAAGCTACTATTCCTGTGAGTAAACCTGGATTTGGAGCTAAACTAGGTCAGACAATAACAGAACCAATGTGGAAATGGGAGATGGGGATGGTAGACGACGGATCAATGCAGAGGTTTGAATCAACCATAGACACCCCCAAACTAGCAGTAGAGCCAACCCTTTCACCAGAGACTAATCAGTTTATGCAGGCAGTTAGAAATAAGTTTCCTGGATTAGATGAGAACTTAACCAATACTTATGCCAGGAAAATAGCAGATCTACAAGGTAGTAAAGACATTAAAGTTCAACACATTGCAGAGGCGGTACAATACACTAATCCTAGTTATACCCCACCTAACTTTGTTAATACCTCAAGACTATTCGACAAAACTGGTAGAAACTCTAACTTTACAGGCAATGAAATGTATGACCGCCAGATAGAAGTTGGGGCAACCACCGGACTAGACCCAGAGTTGCCAAAGTTATTCAAAAAAATATCCTCAAAGTTAGAAAATATACCACCAGAAACGAAACAATTTCTAGACGCCCTTATCAATAAAAAGTTTAATACCAACGAACTAACAGTACCTCAATTAAAAGAACTTGACTCGATAATAACTAGGGCGGGAAAGAATTTAACCCCACAAAGTATATCTAAAGCACTATCTCCCCAACCAGACCTCCTCACAGAAGCCCGTCCAACAGAATATCAGAAATATAAAGAAGTTATAAAAAAGTACCAAAGAAGCGAAGATGGGCTTGTATCAAAGATGTTTTCAGATCAGAGAGTAAGAGAGAAGCAGAAGGGGTTCAAAAAAGTTGACTATACCAAAGAAGAGTTTGGTAACTTCTTAAAAAATAATAGTAAGTACAAAAGTATTTACGATAATTGGGTTAAGAGTGGGTACGATCCTCAGTTAAAACCTAGTGTGGACAGAATAGATCCGAAAAAGGGATATTCGCTAGACAATATCCAGGTTGGTACATGGGCAGAAAATGATATTAAGGGTAGGGGGGAAATGAGGATTACTCAAGGAAAACCAATCGTTCAGCTAGATAAAGATGGAAATGTAATTAAAATACACAGATCGTTAAGCGACGCGGCAGATGAAACTGGTCTTAATTTTAGAAGCATCTCTAATGCTGCACTCGGATCAAGGGGAGTAAAGTCAACGGGCGGGTACTCTTGGAGATATGCAACTCCCGATGAAATCTCACCCTCCCTCTACAACCAAGCTAAGGGAGAACCAAAGATAGTTACCCCCATCCGTAGACCATTAAAAGAGGTGTATGCGGAGAAACTTACAGGAGTAACCAGAGAAGAACCCCAAATAAAACCCCAGGAAGCGCAAACACAAGGTACGTTATTAGAAGCTCCGAAGCCAGTTGTTTCATCTGACTCTATTTTATCACTTCCACAAGGAGAGATTAAGACTTATTCCCCAGCTCAAGCAAAATCCAGATTCAAACAATCTGGTAAAACAATACCATTTGTGACAAAACTAAAACCAGGAGAAACTCCCATTACTATTCCAAGTGGGGGAGTAACTGGTAAACAACTATATCAAGAGGGGACTCCAATTACCGAGAAACAAGCAATAGATCAATGGGACAAAGCGGTTGCCGACTATGCAAACGGAATCACTAGAACAAAAAGGTCTGTATCAGTAGAGCCAACAATAAAAACTATTTCTAGTATTTCAGACAAGAGCGCAAAATTAAAAGTACAAAACCAAAAGAAACTCGATGATGAATGGCAGAAAGCAGTCTTTGGAGAAGCTCAAACTAGAACCGCTAGACAAGCAGAAAAAGACCTTGAGAAAGCTATCAAGACAAGCACTAACGAGGCTACGTTCAAACTCGATACGGCAGACTCGTGGAAAGATAAAAACGCCCTATCACTAGGGACTGAAACAATGGATAGAAACTTCGAGGATATTATGGGTAAGCAAGCCCCAGAGTTAAAAAGAAAATTACTTGAACCAGTTTACAAGTCAGAAGCACAACGCACTAAATTCTTAAATACTGAACGTGAGCAGATCAAAAAACTTGGAATTAAAGCTGGCAGTAAAGAGTCATCCCTTGTACAAGAGTATGGAGAGGGTAACATAACCAGAGAGCAACTGGCTCAAAAGACAAATAATCCAGATAAGATAATTAAAGCAAGTGAGTTTATTCGTGGTAAGTATGATGAGTATTTAGGACAGTTAAACAAAGTTCTAACCAGAAATGGATATGAGCCAATCCCAAAGAGATCAGACTACTTCCACCACTTCCAAGAGCTTACTGGAGCATTTGATTTACTGGGAGTATCGCTTAAAGCACAGGATTTACCAACAGATATAAACGGACTAACGGCAGACTTCAAGCCAGGTAAAACATTCTTCTCAGCTGCACTACAGCGACTTGGTGGAGAATACAAAAGTGATGCAATAGGCGGTATTGATAAATATCTTGAGGGAGCTAGTAATCAAATCTATCATACAGATAATATCCAAGCCCTAAGATCATTTGAAACAGCACTGAGAGAAAAGTTTGCAGGGACTAATCACTTGAGTAATTTTGTGGCTAACCTTTCTGAGTACACAAACGGGATCGCTGGTAAGAAATCAATGATTGATCGAGCGGCTGAAAGTATTGTGGGTCGTGGTATTTACGGGGCTGCTACTGGTCTCAAGAGACAAGTAGGGGCAAACATGGTAGGAGCGAACGTATCCTCAGCCCTTACTAACTTTATTCCCCTAACTCAAACTCTTGCTACTACCGACAAAGGCTCTGTACTTAACGCAATCATGGCAACGATTAAGAACGTGGGCAAAGATGATGGATTTATCCAAGCGTCTGATTTTCTTACTACTAGACATGGAACAGACAGACTAGCCAAATCATTATATGAGAATGTGGCCGATAAAGCTGGGTGGTTATTTAAGAACGTAGATAGCTTTGTATCTCAGGTAGTTACTAGGTCGAAGTATCTTGAGGGGATTAAGAAGGGAATGAGCGAATCTGATGCTATGGATTATGCAAACTCATGGGCTAAGAAACTTATGGCGGGTCGTGGAAAGGGTGAAATGCCAACCCTATTTAACTCTCAAACTCTTGGAGCTATAACACAATTCCAGCTTGAAGTTAAAAATCAACTATCTTTTATGGCTAAGGATATTCCTAGAAACTTCGACAAGGTAGGGGCAGCATCGGCGATAGCTCAACTATTCTTATATGGATACCTGTTTAACAACCTTTACGAAAAGATGACAGGTCGCAGGCCAGCATTTGATCCTATCGGCGTAGGACAAAGAACTTATGAGGACTACACCAACCCAGATATGAAAAAGGGTCAGGCAACCAAAAATCTAGTCAAAAACGTGTCCGATCAACTACCATTTGTTTCCACCTTCACCGGTGGAAGACTACCAATCACATCTGCCATACCAAACCCAATGAAAGTCGTGTCGGGGGAGTCAACAATCGGTAAGGAACTAACCAAACCATTACAGTTTATTTTACCCACAGGTGGTGGACAGATCAAAAAGACTTATGAGGGTATTAAGGCATACAACCAGGGCGCATCTACAACCCCGAGTGGGAATGTTAGGTTTACGATCCCCCAAACTCCAGCCAATAGAATAAGAACTGCTTTATTTGGGCAGTGGTCTACCCCAGAGGCACAAAAATATTTACGAGAGGGTCAAACTCCATTAGGAGAAAAACAATCAGAGTTATTTATGCAGAGTAAAGATAAACAGGTTCTGTTTGACAAGATCAGGAGTAACCAGTTATCTGAAAGACAACTTACTGCCGTAAAAGATACTCTAAAAAAGAATAATGTGGGATCAGCTACAGTAACCGGAGGTAAATATGTCTACATGGATGACTCCACGGGGGACATAAAAACAATTGATACCTCAAAAGTCTCCTCCATGCCCACCTCTACCCGCTACGATCAGGTTAAAAAAGAGCAAGAGAAGTGGAAACTGGCAGATGATATTCTCAAGTTAAGCCCACAGGATCAATCTACAGCCTTCAAAGAACTGGGGATTGCCAAAGAGGATGCTAGTTACTATTCGGTCGCTACAAACGATACTGTAGCCAAATACGCCTATGTCCAGGACCAAGTACAGGGTGCGAGAAACTACCAAGAGTTCTTGCAAAAAGCCATTCCTTTAATGAGAGAAGTCAATGGGAAAGCTATTTTATCTTCAAGCGTGATTGACGAGCTTTATAACAACGACGTAATCACCTCGGCTCAAAAGAAACAGCTCAAGAGTATTGATTTTTCGGGGGCTAAACCTAAGCTAAAATCATCTGGGACTACAAAGGCTAAGTATGTTAAGGCAGTTATGCCCAAGAGTGTTAAAACCAGTTTACCTAAAGTTAAACGAATCAGAACCAAACGATATAAGTTAGTAATCCCGAAGGTTAAATAATGCAACCCGTAGACAAAAGTGGTAATATATTATTAGCTAATCTAGTAACAACCTAGCAGGCAACCGAGAGGTTGTCTTTTTGGTATAAGGAGGTCAATTTGGCAGTAACTTTTCATCAGAAGTCAGCAGGGAACTCTGCAACAACCACTCTCGCAAGCGGGGTCACAAACTCTGATACATCGTTTCCCTTAGTTTCAGATACCAACTTCCTTTCGGGTGGAGGAATGGTTATTGTGGACGAGGGAGAGGCAACCGAAGAACTAGCTTATTACACTGGTAAATCCGGTGGTGCTTTAACTGTTCCTTTGGCTAACCGCGGACTAGAAGGTGGGAGCGCACAGGCTCACGCTTCTGGGGCTACAGTTAAAGGTATTTTCTCGGCTGATATGTGGAACAACGTCATTGAAACTCTTGCTAATGGGTTTAGTGCAACTGATGGGACACTAGACACTACAAAAGTCGTAGCTATGACTGGAGATCAAACGGTGGCCGGAGCTAAAACATTTTCCTCCGTAGTAGCCACATCTGCTGGTATTAAAAATACTCCTCGCATAGTCACAACCACCGACGACGCAACAGCAGAGATAAACACAGATATAACTGACCAATACCAACTCACGGCAGTTGCTAACGCTACAACATTTACAGTGACAGGAACGCCAGTAGCAGGCCAGAAACTAATCGTAAGAATTAAAGATGCTGGAGTTGCTAAGGGACTAACCTGGACAGGCTTTACTAACCGTGGAGCTACAGCACCAACTACTACCGTAGCAGGCAAAACGCACTATGTAGGATGTATCTATAACGCAACCGCATCTACCTGGGACGTAGTGGCTGCAATAGTGGAGAGCTAATTATGGCACTTTCTGCACCGGCAACTGGTGGGACAATCACCCAAGATGGAATTTATTATGTTCATACATTTACTTCTAATGGAACATTTACTTGCGGAGCTGGCACATTAGAACATACTCTAGTTGTTGGTTCTGGAGGTGCGGGTGGAGGAGGAAATGATAATGGTGGTGGTGGTGGAGGTGCTGGAAAAGTTACTTATACCGCTAACCTAGCTGTTACTGCTGGAGGAATAACTATAACTGTCCCATCTGGTGGTACTGGAGTAAGTGATGCAAATGGGAATGATGGATCATCATCCTCAATTGGAGCTCTGGTGTCAGCAGCTGGTGGTAGTGGTGGTTTGAAAAGTAACGGAACAGCTGGTGGAACTGGTGGTGCAAGTGGTCAACCAAACAACGGCGGTAACGGATCAGCCGCCAATAAATATACTGGTGGGGGCGGTGGTGGTGCGGGAGCGGTTGGTGGGAACTCATCTGGGTCTACTGGCGGAGTTGGAGGTGTTGGGTTAGATTATAGTGCAATTTTTGGTACTGGAGTTGGGGCATCTGGTTGGTTTGGCGGTGGTGGGGGTGGTTCTAATAATGGTGGTGGTGGATCAACTGGTGGGACTGGTGGTGGAGGAAAGGGTGGAGCATCTGGCTCTGGTTCTGCCGATATGACTGCGGGAACAGCTAATACTGGTGGTGGAGGTGGTGGATTTTCATCTGGTGCAGCTGGAGCTGGAGCTAGTGGTGGCTCGGGAATAGTTATTATCAGATATACAATCTTAACCCCATTTTTTATTATGTTCTAAAACTATATGACAGACACGGCCCTAGTTAGAGACTCATTTGGTGTAGCCGACAAGGTACACATCTCAACTCCCGAACACGAGAAGTTTATTACGTCTGAAAATGGATTAGACATTGAACCGATTGAAATCAGAGAGGAGTCTGGTGGAGATGCCTTACTTGACGCGCTTGACATAGACGACGACCTAATGAACATGCCAGAAGAAGATCGGGAAAATCACAAAGAAGTTAAACAATACATACTCGACATAATTAAAAAATCTGGTGACAGTCCTACGATGGGAGCGTTCAAACGAACGCTTAACGATATAAAGGCTGACATGGGATTACCAGAGGGAGCAGATCCCTCTATGATTCTTGACCGAATCAGTGGGGTTGTAAGATCCTGGAAATCACTTTCATTCATTCATAGCCCATCGGAAAAAAAGAGCATTCTATCTAAACTTATGCGAGCCACAGACTCCAAAGATATGAATAGAATCGTACTTGAGCAGATGGAGTCTAAAATGATATGGAGGTAACATGGTCGACCTAACAACTAAACCACATAGTTTGACCCACATCGGGAACATCTCTTTTGACGAAGATAATCAGTTAATCGTTAATGAGATCGTCGGAGTTGATGAAAACGGAGTAGTTAGGAAAGTACCCGTAGGGACGGATGGTAGCTTAATTACTAGCTCTACCTCTCTCCCCCTCCCCACAGGAGCCGCTACAAGTGCCAAACAAGACACTGGTAACACCTCTCTGGCTAGTATTGACACCAAAATTGACGCTCTAACTACTCCTAGCGACACTCAACCCATCTCCGCAGCATCTCTTCCGCTTCCATCTGGGGCTTCAACTGCTGCTAACCAGGCAACAGCTAACGCTTTTCTGGGCGGGATTGCTGGTTTAACTCCTGCCGCCTACGACTATATCTCCCTTTCATATACAGGATCAAACTTAACAGGGGTAGTATTTAAGAGTGGGGGAAGCGGTGGAACAACCATTGCCACCCTAACACTCGCATATTCTGGATCAACGCTGACTAGCGTGACTAAAACATAATGGCAGACCAATTTAAGTTCAACCCATTCACGGCTAAGTTCGACATTGTGCCGACAGTTTCGACTATGACCGTGGGGACAGAGGCCACCATCCTTGCTTTAACTCCTACTTCTGGAGATCTGGCTTACGGCACCGATACCCAATTCTTTTACGTCGCAGACGGTACTAACTGGAGGAGAGCATCACTAAAGTTTTATACAGATAGTGCCAATCCCGATATGGGGTACTTACAAAACAATAGTAAAGACGGATATTACGCCACATTTATAACAGATAAGTACCTATACAACGTCATCCTACAGGGATATAACGGTACTCCAGTCAACGGAGCTATTAGAATAAACACCGAGGAAAGCCCCGATACTTTTGAAATCTACATGAGAGATACGGGGTGGTTTACGATTATCTACGACCTATCTATGACGTTGGGGTATTTTGTTCACTATCCATTTTCAGCAACACAAGCTATTAAAGTGTGGAGTGGGATGACGGCTAATGAGCCAAATGGAAGACCTTTGATTAACGAGTATGTAACAAGTATGGGGGCATTACCAGCTCCTAAAATTATTTATGGAGGAACATTTTAATGGCAACCGTTTACGTCTCACCATCTGGAAGTAATAGTTATACCTACGCTCAGGCACAAAGTAGCAGTACTCCTTGGCTTACGTTAGCCAAGTGCAATACTGATGCAACAACTGGTGACACAATTATTATGATGACAGGCACTCATACTAACTCTGGAAACAACGTTGGATATACACTAACGAAATCTTTTACCATTCAGGGTGAAGTAGCTCCAACTTCGGTCAACGGTGTGATGACATGGACGACAATAATAGACGCCGCTAACGGACAGTGGGGAATAGGACCAGCCACCTCTGGAGATATATCACTTACCTTGAGAAACATAGAGTTTAGAAATTATAAATGTTCTTCACCTGGGTCTGATTACAACTTCGGAATAGGTGCAGGGGCGGGTACAAGCCAGGCAACAACAATAGACTGTCAATACTGCAAATTTAAGACTTGGGGGATAGGCTCTACTTACTACTCTGGGGGTGTGTTTGCTGGTGCTTTGACTAATGATAATGCGATGACATGGACTATAAAATACAACATCTTTGAGGATATTTATGACTCTAATAACGGTGGGGCGAGTTATATTATCGGTATTAGAAACGGCTCAAGCATAGCAAACATAACTATGATGTATAACACTTTTTATTTAACAAGAACCGTTGCAACCGAGATACTGGACAACCTTATTAGCTCTTATGCTGCTGGAACGAACACCTTGACGTGTAAGAATAACATCTTCTATTCTGCTGCAGCTCTGCCTTTCTGGAAAACAAGTGGTGGTGCTACGGCTTTTAATACAATCACTTCTACAAGCAACGACTTTTACAACATTTCAAGCCCTCCGTCTGGAACGGGAAACATTACCAGCGACCCACTATTTATTGACGCAGCCAATGGGAACTTCCACCTCAGACCAAGCTCACCAGCGTTAGATACGGGGACAACAACATGATAAATGACTTATCACCACAATTTAAGTGGAAGGAACAACTAGAGAAGAAAGAGAAAAAGGTCAAGAAAAAAGACCTACCTTCCATGATGGCTAAACACATTAAAAGTGAAAGCCAACAGTCTGACGGATATTGGATAAAAGGGACTAATTTTATGGGTAACGAAGTCTTAATCCATTGTGCAACCAAAGATGAGTGTTTGGCTAACTTGGCAACATTAAACGGAGTAACAATAACGTGAGTAACCTCCATTCTACCGACTACCAGATCAGACTCAAGCAGGGAACTCAAGCCAATATCAACACGACGGCTACTAAGAACTCGGCTGTTGAGGGAGAACCCCATTACACTACAGACACCCAAACGCTTTATGTAAGTACAGGAGAGGGGTCATTAAACGAACCCGTTACGGGCAGAAGCCCCCTAGCGAGTGTCTCGGGAAATACAACTCTTACACTTGATTACGAGGTTGTCGAGGTCACTGCCGCCTGCACAATTACTCTCCCTACAGCAGTAGGAAATACAAATAAGATATTTGAAATTGTCGCTACAGTTGATGGGATAGTGGTTGATGCTAACTCTACCGAAACTATTAACGGAGAACTCACTCAAACACTTTATAATGGAGATGCGATGAGAATAATTAGTAACGGATCTAATTGGAGGGTATTATGAGTACGTTTGGCGCAGTCCGTTTTAACCCCGCTAATCAGAGTGCTTTTGGGACTCTTGAGACTGGCGAGCTTACCCCTGTGGTACATCTTGATTTTGCCTACGGAATAAATATTCAAACTGGAGTAGAAACCGAGGTCAACAGCGCAACAGTGGATACTAATGGTGGAAGACTTAGACTCCAGACTGGAACTAACTCGGCGGGTAACGCTATTTTTCAATCACGCAAGTCTGCCAAGTACCGCCCAGGGCTAGGTATGACAGTTAGATACACCCCCCTATTTACAACTGGAGTAGCCAGCTCCTTACAAGCTCAGGGAGTATTTAATGTTGTCTCTAATGCTTTATATGATGGGTACGGATTTGGTTTTAACGGGACTTCGTTTGGGATCGTTCACTATATTGCGGGAACTCCCACCTGGGTAGCTCAAGGATCGTGGAATGGAGACCGGGTTGACGGGAGTGCTGGCACCTCATTCACCTGGGACAAGACTAAGGGAACTCCTGTGATGATTAAGTATCCTTTCCTGGGGTATGGAGATATATTCTTCTACGTTCAACACCCCACTACTGGAGCGTGGGTATTGGTTCACACGATTAGATACGCCAACACTACAGCGACTATTCAACTCTCAAACCCCTCTCTTCACTTTGTGGCTATTGCAACCAACTCTGGCAATACTAGCAACCTGACTATGTATACAGGTTCGGTTGGAATGTTTATCTCTGGTAAAAGATCATTTGTGGGAAATCCACGATGGGGGGTAGACTCGGTTAAAACTGGTATTACAACTGAAACTAACATTATTAGTATCCAGAACTGTACCTCATATAACGGAGTCACTAACAACTCACTAATTAGACTCTCATTTCTTTCTTTTGGATCAAGCGCCGCCTCTGGAAACGCATTTATCCGCTTCAAAATAGGAGCGACTCTTGGCGGAACTCCTTCATACACAACGGTCAATGGAACAACGGCTGACAATGGAGTAACTATTACCTCTGGCAACTCAGTAGCATCTTATGATGTGGCTGGAACCACCGTAACGGGTGGAAATTACGTTGGCGGGGTAACCTGTGATAACCCAAACTCATCAGCAATTAGTTTAGAGCCTTACGATTTATTTATCTCTCCTGGGGAGATATTAACTATCTCTGGTTACTCATCTGTCTCATCCGCAATTAGCGTAGCACTTAATATCTCGGAGGACATCTAAATGACGCTACAAGAATTCATAGATAAATATAATGGAAAATCTATTGACTGGGATCTGGCATACGGTGGTCAATGCGTGGATTTGTTTCGCCAGTATTGTCACGAGGTTTTGGGAATCTCACAACCCAAATCTGTTACGGGGGCTGCTGATTTTTGGTCTAACTATGATACTGATAGTGTACTCAATCAAAACTTTACTAAAATAGCCAATAGCACCGAGTTTGTCCCTCAAGCTGGGGACGTGGGAATCTGGAATCGTCGGGCTGGGGGTGGATATGGACATATCGCTGTCTGTACGGGAAAGGGCGACACCAACTCCTTCGAGTCGTTTGACCAGAACTGGAGTAGGGTTTCTTTCTGTGAACTCGTTAACCACAACTACACAAACTTCTACGGAGTGCTTAGGTTTAACAAAGTTATGGTTGAGAAGTTATACCGAGGCTACGACCTCTCGAACCTCGACTCAATGAAAATAGCTGTAGACGATCACATTAAAGTTGCAGAAGGACAACTGGTCGATAAATCACAATATGAGGCAATCAAAGGACAACTTACAGAATCTCAAAAACGTGTTGAGGAGCTTAGCTCACAACTTGGCACTGCTAACGCTACGATCAAAGCTCTTACTGATAAGGTGGAGTCGCAAACTACCATCATCGCTGAATATAACAAGGAAGATGCTGTACAGATCTCTCAATTAAAAGAAGCTCAAACTAAGTTGGGTGAGCTAAGTGTTACCCATTGGGGGCTACTAAACCATTTAGCAAGCGAACTAAAGGTTTCCGTAGGTAGTGAGAGCGCAGAAGAGCTAACTTCGCGCCTTACAGGGGCATTACAAGGTCAAATCCAGATGTTGGCACTTTACGAAAACAAGGTAAAAGACCTAGAAAAGAAGCTAAGTGTAATAAATACACAAAAACTACCTATTGCAAAACTCACCAATAAAGATTTATTCTTTATAATTATAAGTAGGTTACTTAAAAGGAGTTAATTATGGCAAAGAAGTTTCCCGAAGGAAGGTTAAACTAAAAGGATTTTTTATGCTGCCGAGACCTCTGTTTATTAAGAAAGTAGCAACAAGCTCTACATCGAGTGAATGTTCTGTTGGTATTTTTAGCCTTTTTATAAAACTCTTTAATAGGAAGTCTTTTTTTACATCGGGAACAATCTTTAAATTTAGAACCACCAATAGTAAAAATAGGATTTCTGGGCATGTGTATCTTTCTGTGTTCGGATCTGCTAACCGCCATAAGGTTTTCACTAGAATTGTTGAGCCTGTCACCGTCAATGTGGTGCACATCATAAAACTTTGGGTCGAGATAATGTCCAAGCTTTTGTTCAAGAACAACCCTGTGTTTGTGGACGTATCCATCGCTCATAGCAAAGGGATGATTTTTGGCAAATATTTTACAATATCCCTTTTTAGTCCAAACGGGCTTTCGATCGACTGGTTGTCTAAACGTTTTGTTTCTCCACCTATTCCCAGCAGAACACTTGTGCGAACAAAACTTGCCAACTCCATGATTAAAATTGTTTTTTATAACAGAAAATTTCTTTTTACACTCCAAACACTCAAGAATATATCTAGAGAGGTATGGGGGGTTGCTGGGGATATAGCTAATTATTTTCCGAATATCAATCATAATATATTTATTATATATCAAGGAGTCAAGCATGAAAAGCAGTAATGTATTTCCCGAGAAATACAGAATCTTATATAGAGGAGTCCGTGGAGCGGTAGCCGCAGGTATCGCCCAGGCTCTTTTATTACAACCCGACTGGTCAGATCACAAACAAGCCCTCATCACGCTGTTTGTGGCTTTCCTAGCTGGATTTATCCCCGCCATGGGTATGTGGGCGCGCGATCTATTAGATCAATTATTCGGTTACGATGAGAAATCCGTGATCCAAAAGATCATGCCACTGTAATGCCTACAAACTACGATCTTCTCAAAGAGATCCATTCTGCCGTAGAGAGGTTAGAGGCTAAGGTAGACGATAGATTTTCAGTATATGACGGACGACTTAATAAGGTTGAGTCCAAACTTGACAACCTTTTAGGTAAAGCCGCGCTGGGACTGGTAGTCTTTATGTCGATCTTCGGGACAGCCGTTACCCTATTCGTTGAATGGGTGAAGGGGAGGCTTAGGTAATGAGTCCAGAGGGCTATAAACCCTCTGACATACTTAAAGACGTTGCCCTCTTAGGGGGGTTGTTTTTAATTTCTCAATTAGCTTTTTCACTTAAAACCCGCAAAGCCATTGGAAAGCGGGATAACTGGACTTGTACTACAGACGGATGTGGAAAAAGTTACCAAGGTGGGTGGATGGTTCACGCCGCTCACTACCCAGAACATCACCTCAAGACTGATCCCCTTTACGACACCGAGGAAGCTGGGGCTATTCAATGTGTAGAGCATCATCTAGCGCAACACCTGGCGGGGACAGCTTTGCCCAAGTGTCAGAACGACTACGCTATCCGACAATTACAAAATACAGACCGTAGAGCGGCCTGGTGGAGGAAAAAATGAAATTTTCCGAGTGTCCAAAAGATTGTGAGTTTGACCCCGCAAATGATTATTCTCTAGCCTGTGCTAACTGCTGGGTTCTACAGCTAGAGTTTTTCCCCAAGCCAAAAGCGGTAAGCGTTAAGCTGGGAGACTTTACAGCAGTCGCCGAATATGGTGATATGTACTTATTAACTGACGGCACAATGGTACACAAATGAACCCTAAAGAAATAGTGATCGAAGACCCAGCTAATTACCCCCATAAAATCCTCAAGTGTTTATCTTGTAGTATCGCCGGATTAGAACTCTTAACCCTGTTTCCCGAAGAGGACGTGGCTACACAAAAAGGTGGATATACTGAGGCACAATTAGATTTAATAGAACAATTAGCCACTACCCATGCCAGAAAGCACACCAATCCGCAGATCAGAGTCTACAATTACACACGACCTTGATGATGAGTACACCGAGGAAATGCGTGACCTCATCCTGGCGTGGTTAGATGTCTTACTAAACGGAGGAGCGTATGTTGGAAATCCAAAAAATCTTAAAAGACTTCCAGACAGACCGACCCCTAATGAACCAAGTGAACACCCGTGAGTTTATTTTAGAATTATTAAAAGGTGAAATTCAAGAATTTGAAGAAAATCCCACCTGGGACGAGGTTGCAGATTTAGTCATATTTACTATTACCCTGGCTAACCAAATGGGACTAGATGTAGACGAGATAGTACGAACTAAAATTGCTTATAACCACGCAAGATACCCCGCTAAAGACTTCCAAAAAGGAGATTATAACGAGGCTAGATTGAGGGGAAAGCAAACTGAAAATCTTTGGAAACCCGTTTTTATACGAACCAACCCACCGATAGGTGAAGAGTAGAGATATTAAATCTACCTTCCCAACGAGTGGGTTCGTCCAACTTAGAGTGGTTTCATTATAGCAGGTCTTGATATTTCTGTTTATAAAGTTCCGCTAGCTCTTCCCACTGATAAGCCTTCATGGGTAGGGTTTTGCCCTGTCGATCCTCAACTTTCTTAACCTCCTCCTCTCCATACAGCTCAATCATTTTTCTTCGATATGGAACCCAGTTGCCTTTGAGTCCTACGTTGCAATGGTAACACTGGCCAAAAACGAACTTCTCATCTATTAAAACCGAGTTATTTCTCCCCGAGATAAAGTGACCCGCTTGAATACAGCCTACTCCAAATGACGGGTAGATCCGACCACAGGTAATACACCTACAAGAGTCTTTTGTCCCCGTGGTGTTAAGCGCATCCCGTAGCCTAATGTACTTAGAGAACCATTCCCAGGCTTTCTTCTTTGGTTTTGACTTACTCATATAGTTTAATCACCAAGTTATATTCAGGAACAATACCACAATCGTATGCCAATCTAACAGCTTCCTCTAGTGATACGGAGTGTCCAATAGTGCTAAGTCTTTTGCCAGTATCGGCATCTCGGTGAGATATTGTGTACCTAGCGGGTCTATTATTTTCTTTGATTAGGATGTAGTTGTTAGAACTCAAATTAACCCCTCAAGGTAAAGTACAGAATAATTATACCAATGACGACAAGGAGAGTAGCCCAGGGAAACCCCTCATCAAAGTCTGCACAAGTATTGGGGTCAAATTGTGGGTTCATTTCTTTCCCTCCAACTCATCTAAACTAACTCTTTTCCTTTTAACTTCTCCACTTTGGTTGTATTTTAAATATCCTACTGGCTTATATTCTGGAGTGTCTTTTTGCATCTCATCTACTACCGCTAGAGTGTCAGACTTTAACCTCTGTATAAGCCGTTGGAACTGAACGCACATACTTTGCTTGATGTATTCATCTTTGTCATTTATCAAGTCAATGCTCATACTAGCTACTTCTCCAGCTATTTCTTCCAGCACCTCAGCTCGTGAGAGGGCTTTTTGGTGAGAGAGAGCGTTTATATCTTTTTGGGTAGCTAGTCTTTCTGGGATAAAACCATCTCCGTATTTACCCAAGTGCAATACTCCATGTTCATAGATTGATGGAGGTTCAATTAACTTTTTCCCATACCATAACTCTCTCTCCACTGGTTCTTGGTTAGGTGTCATAAAGCCTCCAATGTTTTTCTAACTATTGCTCCAACTGAGTGTGCGTAGAACTCCTCGGCTTCGGGAGTTTCTTGTAACTTCTTAAAGATGTCATTTATTGCGTGAGTTGCTTCGTGAGCCAGAGTAGAGATACTATCGGCGTCTTTAGGCTTTCTCTTTAGCCAAATGATAGGGTGACAACGTGGATTAGCGAGAGTAAATCCATCTCTACCCTCAAGTGAGCTGTTTATAAACTCCATTGTTTGATTATCTTTGGGATAGTTACAAGACTTCATTTCCTTTTTGAGAACCTTTGGGTCGCTAATTACCACCACCACACAGTACTCATCGTTTAGGATTGGAACTACAACGCTTTTCTCTCCCCTAGGTTTGGTTACTTTCATAAGTCCTCCAGTTTTTTGATAGCCTCATATATTTCTTTTCCCTTGTCTGTTAACCATGAGCCACCAATACCAGTACCATGCTCTATAAGCCCCTTTGAGTCCATCCAGTGTGCAATCACCTCGTTGGTGGGGTCGTCGTATATACTCCAACTTCGTTCCATGTGTTCGGTAGTAAATAACTTGAGGACTTTTACAGCTCTTTCTGCTAGTTCGTCACTTGAACCACACCCACAACCACCCAGGATAGACCACAGCCATTGTTGAGGGCTATCGTAACTAGTTCCATTCTGGTCGATATAGTCAAACTCATCTGACTTATTTTCTTTGATTAGGCTGTATGTCATGGCTTTGGTTACTTTCTGTTCTAGTGGGGTGGGGAGAGGGGATTTCATATTGAGTCCTCAATTGTTCCTATGGTTATTCCGAATAGTTTAATTTTCTTTTGTTGTGAGGCTGGTTTCTTATTATGAATAAAATGGTTAGTCCACTCGATTCTATCTGGCTCGTGACCATAAATAGATTTATATTCACCACAAGTTTTACAGTTGTCTTCTAAGTGTACATAGCACATATCCATCTCTCCTCCTCGGCAGTTACGCCTGTTTGTTAATAAACTCCACATTGTTTGTGTTTATGTTAGTTGGGCTGTTATCAACTCTAGTGGGTCTAATAAAGAATCCAATCACAATCAAGCACCACCCCACCATATTTAAGATAACTTCCTCTTTGGTTTTGGGAGTAGAGTTCCACCCAAATGACCAAGTTTCAACAAACCAGACTATCACGCCGACTATTCCGACTACTGAACCTACTATGTCTCTAACTTTATCTGTTTTCATATACTCCTCCTTTATTTATTAAATATCCTCTCCAAAACTATCATAGTAATGAGCCTCTTCACACTCCTCTACTGCCTTTTTCACGGCAGACTCAACCTCTTTTTTGAGTTTCTTTTTCCATTCCATATCACTTGCCTTCAGAACGATTCTTAATACTTCCTCATCGGATACATTTCTCCAATTAGATTCTAGGCTCATTTCGTTCAAAGCCCATTCCGTTGCTGTTTTAACTGTGTATTTTTTCATATATTCTTGTTAATAACTGGTGGGGAGGCATTACTTCAGGTTTATTCGCAGAGCCTAGGTGTTGGTACTTTCGCCAGGTAATGCCAGTCTGCTGGTTAAGAGCTTTGTTTTCTCCCCCATCAATTATTAACTTGTTAATTGTTAAATAAGGTACTTATGGCGCGGGCGCGTTTACCATTTCGCCAGCTAGGTAGGACTTGAACCTACTACGGATATATTCTGAGCTTTATCCTAGTTTATGGCTCATTATTACTTCCACCCGCTCCATAAATATCCTATTTACTTGTTAATTTCTCTCTACCTGAGAGTTAGTCCTCAAATAACTTATAAGCGATAAGAGTTCCAACTACTGTACCAAGTGTAGTACCGATAAATATGGCTATAAGTATGTTCATTTGCCTCCTAGAGTTAGTATTTTATTTATATCCTAACTTTCTTAACTTCCTCCAGTCTGCGGGTTTAAGTTCGTCATCATTACAAAACTTCCGCCATAAGAGTTTCCAGTACATAAGTCTATCTAGTATGTATTTCATACTTTACCTCCTAGATTTCTCCATTTTTAACCTGTTCTAGTCTATCTATCAACCAATCAATAGCTTCCTCTCGCTTATCTCCGTCCGCTAACATATCGGGGTACATATCATCTAACACTGGCTCGTTTAACCAGATTATAGTGTCGTCAATGAGGAGGTAGAGATCGGCTTTTATGCTCATAGTTATTTGGCTCCTTTTACCGATAGACAATCTCCCACATTTATTGGTCCCCAGTTGCGCTCTCTACCATCAGATAATGCCCATACAGTAGTTTCGATAGCTTGCTCTGGGTTGTAGCGTGAGCCGATTTCTGTAACCAGACCTCTCTCGATCATAATCTTCCTAAACCCAGTCCATGTTGGCTCGTGATACTGAAGAATTCCTCCAGCTTTCCCCGAGTCGCCGTGGTGATCGTCAGCATCCATAAAGGTGTGTTGAGATTCTTTATTTAACAGACACTGCATAGTTGCCCGCATCCGAGAGCGTCCATAGTGAGTCTTAAAATACTTATCCACATACTTTTGTACCCAGTAGTCGGTCATTTGAATGTCGTCAGGAGGCTGTGTAGTGGGTTCTACGGACGGTTTAGGCTCTACTGCTATAACTTCACCGGCGATGGGTCTGTGGAGTTCTACGGGGGCATACAGCCAGTTAATGAACGCTCCGATAGCAACGGTAACGATAAGTAAGCGAAGTCCGCTAAAGTTTGAGCTGTTGTATCGGAATGTACCGTTTTTGTGTCGTCTCATATTTCCTTTCTTCCTCTACACTAGCACAATAGTCAACGGGTGTCAATACTTGCTTATGATTTGGTATATTCTGGCCCGGGTGATCTTGTACTTAGCCATCATATGCTTGATAAGCATGCCGTTTTTGTAGTCGGCTACTAGCTCTAGGTTTCTTTTATGTTTGGTTTGGATGTTCTCGCGCCTATTTGGTTTCATAAATCTCCTTATTAAATAATCTATTGCCCCCTACTCCTGCCCGGTTATAGGGGGCGTAGGTTATCTAATTCCTCCCGATTGGTAGGCTTTTTGGATGTCTACCGTCATAGGACGATCTTCAACTAAAGGTTTAACCAAACTAGGGTTCCCATAGAGTAAGAGCATAAATGCTCCTGCTACGATCACATCAAATAAGACTAGAGCCCAGATGGCTATTGATAGCCTCTGAATGGATTTCTTCATAAATCTCCTTATATGAGGCTGTTTTGCCCCTTTGTAATTAAGCGGTAGCATTCTTGCTGCTTTCCGAATGACGAAGTGGTGAAGCCGTGGTATTCGATAACCCCCTTAGCCCTCAACTCTTTTAGCCTTCCTGAAACTCGGTTGGGGGTATATCCCAGGTGTTTGCAGATATTCTCACAACTAGCGGGGATACTCCGCCCCTCTAAGTGTCTGATCGCCGAGGCCACCTCGTATTGTCGATCTCCTAAATTTAGGTCGTAGTATGAGATTATGCTGGTGTGGGAAACGTCAGTCTTCATATTCTTGTATTTTCTCCTTTACTTTGTCGATTATCTTTTGCATCTGTTGTGCATAATATGTGGAGAACTCAGTGTCTGACCCTGATTTTTGGTGCAGCACGTAGAGCGCGCCCCGTAACCGCGAGCTGGCGGTCTTCCTCTCAACCTCCGACTTCGTTTCAACTATCTCTGGAAACTCCTCGTCCTGGGGCTGGATTAACATATCGCAAACGATGTCTTGTAGATCAAAGATAACACCACGCTCATCACGAGAAAGCTCTGGGGTGCTGACCCTAAAGGATACGCCGTTGTTTTTACTCTTAGCGGTGATGCTCCCGATAACGGCTGATGGTAAGTGGATAGCCTTGATCATATTATTTTACGAAGTAGGGCTTATGGCTTCTATCTTTAGAACAGAAGTAACCTTTCCAGCTCTTACCCTCGGCGGTTGTGCCTGTTTTGTAAATTGTCTCTGAACCACATTGCTTACAGGGAACCCTCACCCCGTCAAAGTTCTCGTCTGTTTTTGGTTCGGGGATCTTTCTCATCTCCTCGGCACTAGCGATCCCATTGGTTGTCTCGTAGCCAGCGAAGGCCAAGGCTCTGCCGACTGCGCTAGTCTCGGCAACTTCCCAGGGGCTTTCTTTTTCTAGTGTCTTACTAGGATTGGCGGCACTAATGCCGGTAAAAGTACCCTTCTTGGTTGTTATAGTAGCCTTGATGACCACTGGTTCGCTAAAGAGTACCTCGGTACTTACCCCTGTTAGATCGTCCCCTGCGGCCAGTACGCGCTCTGCTACGGTGTTATACGACTTACCGTGAATAGTTATTGGCGTAGGCCCTCCGTTTCTTTCGTGTATCTTTTCCCATTAAGTATTCTAGACACACTAGATTGATTGATATTAAATAACTTAGATATTTCCGCTTGATTTTTACCGCGTTTGTTTAGATTAAATATTTTAATAATGTCTTGATGGGTTAGATTTGATATTTTAGAGTCTGAACCAGACTTAGATTTTTTTATTCCTATCCTTATCGCATGTAGTAAATTATCTCTCATAGAAAGTAGCTCAATGTTTCTTGGATTGTTATTAAGCTTGTTTCCGTCGATGTGATTTACCGTTAATTCTGTATATAAACCGAATTTATTTATTGCTATTAGCTGATGTAATAAAATATTAAACTCGCCATTTTTGTCGCTAAGGATTAGGGCTAAATATCCATTTTTTCGCAGGGTTGGTTTCAAATACCTTTTTTTATAATTTGACCAGATTTTATCCTCGTGTATTTCATATAGTCCGTTTTTAATTAGATTATATGCTCTGGTTACTACCCGTGAAGTTGTTAGCATAATGGCATTATATCACTTATTAACTGTATCGGCATGGTTGTTCTCCTTTACGAATTTAGTAACAAAGTTGATAACATCTAGGTTTTTACTGTTATTAGCTTCTTCTTGTAGTTTAAGAAGAACTTGTAATTTAGCTAGGAACGCTTTGGCTTCGAGTAAGTTCATGACCAGTCTCCTGTTAATTGATGATAATCATGCTGTTCCCAATCTTCTAAAAGGTCGTCGGTGTCTCTAGCCTCTTCGCTGGAGTCGTCATCTTCGTCTGTTTCATCGGTCTCAATGTTTACTTCGTGGGATATTTCTTTGACTATAGAGGGGTTGATCTCGCGGGCTAGGTCGGGGTCAAGATCAGAATCAGTCAATCCTTCTAAATCTTTATCGGCTGGGTCTACAAACTTTCCGTACATTTTCTCGTATTCCTCGGTTGTGGTGGGGACTGGGTAGTAGTCGCTCATATCTTTGACCTTTCATGTAAAGATAAGTAATTAAGCCCAGTGTACACCCATATACGCATATTGTCAAGGGGGTGTTATAATAGGGATGGATCAACTCATGTTGACCTTTCACCATTGGGGAGCTTCGGCTCCCTTTTGGTATGTAATGGGTATGGTTGACAGTCTTTCAAAAAAGTGGTTAAGTGGAGTAGTTAATTGATAGATGGAGGACAGAAAGATGGAAGTTAATAACTTTCCTGAACCAAAGAAAATACCCTTTAAGTGTCCCGTGTGTAACGGATTCGGGACGCTCAAATACGGATCTGTAACCTGCCAAGGCTGCGGTGGTAAGGGGTGGGTGATAGTTAGTCAAGATGGACAGACAGAGGAGCAAGATGGACAATCAAACATGGATTAAGTTATTCCGCAGAATAGTAGATCATGATATTTTCAACGACGAGTCGGCTTTTAGGGTTTTTATGTGGATTTTGTGTAGTTGTGACTACAAATCAGGGTCAATGAAAAGTGGTAGGTTTTGGGCTTCCGAGAGATTGGGCATCAACCCCATAACTTATTACAAGATTTTAAAAAGATTAGAAAAAAAATACGATTTGGTAACACTAAAGAGTAACAACAAGAATACCACTATTTTAGTCAATAAGTGGCACGCTTATCAGGATCAAAGTAACAACGAAAGTAACAACCAAGTAACAACAAAGGAACAACAAAGTAACACTACTCAAGAATTAAGAATTAAGAATAAAGAAAATATATATAGATATATAGATTCTCTTAACGAAGAAACAATAGGGGTAGTAGCGGACAAATACTCGGTCTCTACGGAGAATGTAGCCGATCTAGCAGAAACGTTAAAACTTTACTGTCAGTCAAAAGGCAAAAAGTATGCCAATTATAAAGCAGCCCTGATGGAATGGACTAGAAGAGCCATAAAAGAGGGGCGTATATCAAAAAAAACAAAGGGGGATGACTATGTCGCAAGACTTAACGCGGCCAGTAAGTAGTATTGTTAAAAGGTTTCCTAAAAAATCTCCAGAGGGGGTAGCTAAATATCTTAAAGACAGGGAAATAGAGAGTAACCTAGAAAATTGGAAAAGGGTTAAGGCATGGGTGGACTCAAACGAAGAGCTAGATGTCTCTTTGGCAAAGGAGGTAGAACCCAGAATAAGCGGAAAACACGGGAGAGAGGAACATTCCCTTGACCTTTATGTTTATACCTTCCCGCCAAAGTACCCTTTTATATCCGCGTCTTATTCTTGGTCTAGATGTAAAAAATGTAACGAAACAAGGTGGATTAAAAAAGAGGCGTGGTTTGAGGGGAACCCCGCACTTTGTTATGACAGATATACTAAACAATCAGCTCAAAAAAGCGACTAATCTAGCCAAGTGGCTTATTGAGAAGAAAAGCACCAAGTCCAGTGTGGCATACTTAATCGCTTGCCGGAAATATAACTTGCCACCGGTTACTGGTAGGGAGCTGGTGAGAAAAGAATATCAGAAGATTAAGGGGATAGACCCTAATCAAGTTAAGTTATTTTAATAATAACCTACCCATAGACAAAACCCTATCAAAATGGTATACTAAACTTATGATATGCCCTTGGTGTAAAAGACCAATTAAATTTCCTAGAACCGGACAGAAGTATCACGGGAAATGCGGAGAGAAGGCAAGGGGTAAGATTTATAGGGAGAAGAAGAAGGGAATCAAATCAACTCAGTTACCAGAAACACCTAAAATTATGACGGATGCAGAGTGGTATAAGAGCGAGAATTATTTTAAGTTAGTAGAGTTGTCTAGGAGAAAACTATGACACCATCTAGTTTTGAGGAGCGGTTTGATGAGGGGGTAGTTTATAAGAACGCCCATAGGGGAACGATAGACAGCCCTGCCTTTATCAAAGACACCAAAGACTTCATAAAATCCGAACTAGATAAGCGAGATGGGGAGTGGAGGGAAAAATTAGGATTGCTTGCAGAGGAAATGAAAAATGACGGAGATTGTTATGTTTTACATTACGGGGAAAAGTTATCCAACCTATTGAGGAGTAAGACATAAAGCTATTTCACAGACACAAGTTTTTACCAGTAGAAACAAAATATCCCATTAGGGTGGCGGGTAAATATGGTTTTGACGACGGCACTGCCGTTTACTGGAAGTGTGAGTGCGGGGCTGGAAAAGTAACAGAACACCCGTTACAGTGGGTAATTTGGAACCAAGCAATAGTACACGTTTTAGGAGAGGAGTAAGACGGAATGAAGCCAGTACTAGTTATATGGGTAGACTCAGGAGGAGCAGAGAACATCTGGGAGCCTGCTGATGACTACACAACTGAGTATGCGGTAGTTACTTCCGTAGGATATTTACTGGTAAACGACAAAGACAAGGTGGTAATTTGCCAGTCTGATGGTGATATTCAAGTGGGGGGAGTGTTTGTTATTCCTAAAGTAGCGGTTAAATCAATATCAGACCTATTTGAAGGTGCCGACAAAACATCGCCACCAGACCCAGTTAATGAAATGCTATCAAGAAACAATCAAAAGATAGGAGCTAGAGCTAGAAAGTGATATTAGCTCGGAGGATTTATGACAGATAAAGCAACTATAGACGAGCGGTTAAGAAAGTTGTTAACAAATATTGATGTGTTTGTCTCAACAGAACCAAACATGGATAATAAAAGAAAGATGGATGTATACGTTAAAAATATAAAATCCCTCCTCCTAGAAGTAGTGAGAGAGGTAGTGGGGGAGGAAGAAAAATACGGGGACAAATTAACTCCAACCCTAAGAATGCCAAAGAAAGAATATAGGAAACTAATCCGCAACGAATTAAGATATGAAATTCTTGAGAGGTGTAGACAGTACTCTGGTTGATATGCTAGAATGTAAGAATGGACGCAGTTTATCAAAGATTTATAAATAAGGTAACATTAAGAGAAGATGGTTGTTGGGATTGGTCAGGATCGCAAAAGGCTGGGATCGGCTATAGTCAGTTTTACTTCAAAAGATCGAATGGGAAGTGGTGCGCAAGGGCACATATTTACTCTTACTTGCACTATGTTGGAGATATTCCAGAGGGGTTAGTGTTGGATCATATTTGCAGAAACAGATTTTGTGTTAATCCGAAACATCTAAGGGCTGTAACACAAAGAGAGAACATCCTAAGTGGGCGTGGAAGATCAGCCATAAATGCTCGTAAAACAAAATGTTCTCATGGGCACGACTTTACAGAAGAAAACACCTACAGAGCAAAAGTTTACATTAATGGTAAATTAAGCATACGAAGATCGTGTAAAAAATGCTCTATAGAACGCACTAAAATATGGAAACTTGCTCATAAATCAAAATCTGAGAAAGTGAGGGGATTGTGAAGAGTCTGGTATAATGGACCTATGACCGATACAAATAGTGACACAGAGCAGATCAAATTACCCCCTCATCCCTCTCAAGCAGCGATAAGAAATGCAATAGCTCCCCATGCTGGAGATATAGTCAGGACCTTGCTCCACTTAATGCACAACGCCGATAACGATAGTGTTAAAGTGGGTGCAGCCAAAACCCTTCTCGCTAAGATTGTGCCAGACCTAAAAAGTAGTGACTTCCAAGGAGAAGGAGTAAAATCAATTGTCGGACTTCTCAATATCATCGCCGAAAGAAATCAGACTGTCTAAGTGGCAGAGCGAGATTCTTTTTGACGATCATCGCTATAAGGTAATCAACTGCGGAAGGCGGGCGGGTAAAAGCACGATCTCCTCAATTAAGTTGTTAGAGTACGCAAGTAAACACGAAAAGAGTGTTTGTTGGTACATTGCCCCCCAATATAAGCAAGCCAAGGGAATCATGTGGCAGATGTTGATGGAGCTAATCCCCAACGAAGTAATCCTAAAAAGAAACGAAACTGAACTGGTCATAACCCTAATCAATGGCTCAAGAATCATGCTAAAGGGGGCAGAAGACCCCAATAGCCTCCGTGGAGTACGAATAGATTTTTGTGTGTTTGATGAGGTGGCCTTTATCGACCGGTGGGAGGATGTTTGGAAGGTTATCAGACCCACCCTAGCTGACTCTAAGGCAAGTTGTTGGTTTATCTCTACTCCCAACGGGTTTAATCACTTTAAGGACATGGCCGAGATGAATGACCCTGACTGGCAGTATTTTCATTACACAAGCTACGACAATCCCTATATTCCCAAAGAGGAGATAGATAAGGCCAAGCTAGAGATGACCGAGGACTCATTCGCCCAAGAGTGGATGGGTGAATTTAGAAAAATGAGTGGTCTTATCTACAAGGATTTTCACCGAGACACTCACATGGTGGAAGTTCCCAGATTAGATTTTAACTGGACGTTTACTAGGGCAATTGACTTTGGTTTTGGACATAAAACTGCACTAGGTTACTTTGCCATTAACTCTAACGGAACAGAAATTTATATGTACGACGGGATTTACTTATCAGGGATGACCACACACGACATCGCGGAAGCAGTTAAAATTAAGGACGCTGGTAGAGTGTTTACTAACCCCGTGGCCGACTCTGCACAACCCATGCTGATCGAGGAGTTAAGCAGGGAGGGAGTGCATTTTAACCCCGTGGAAAAAGGACCGGACTCGGTTAAAAACGGGATCGCTAAAGTAGCCGAGCTTTTGAAAAAGCGTAATGACACGGGAAAGCCTACACTCATGTTTTCTAAACACCTGACCTGGATCGCAGACGAGTTTGAAAAATACCGGTGGATTGAGAATAGGTCCCAAGAATACCTAACCGAGGTTCCGCTAAAAAGAGATGATGACGGGGTTGACATGGTTAGGTACATGGCGATGAGCTATCGCAAGCCCGAAGTTATTAACCCAGCAAACTTGCCTAAATTTGTTCCATTCGATACAAAAATTGGTATTTGATATAATGAATCTATGAACGGACTCGCCCCCGAAGAATACGCTCGTATTATAGAACAACAAAAACCCCACCTAATTGAGATTGAAAACCACGTTTCCGAACTTGAGTATGGAGAGTTATCTATCACCCTGACTGTTAGAGCGGGAGTTGTAGCGAAGATGGAGTTTCACGACTCTAAAACCTGGCTACGACCCAAAGATTGACAGTTGATAAACGTGATATACTGATTATATAGTCTGTACCTAAAACATTAGGCAAGACACTTCCCAGATTGGGCGGTGTCTTTTTTTGGTATAAGGAGAACAAATGGTCAAATATAAATCCGATAAAGAGAGCGAATTATTTGAAGAGGTTAGCTCACAGTTTAAGTTAGCCAAAGAATATCTTGATGTCATCCACCAGAGAATGAACGATCAAGAAGAGTTGTATCGGACTTATCTTGACCCCAATAACTACCCCCACGGAGCCAAAGTATTTGACCCCCGCATATTCCGCGTGATTGAAACTATTACTCCCAGAATGGTAGCCAACGAACCAAGCGGGTCGTTCTATCCTTCCGAGCAGGGAGATGTGGTGACGAGTAAGATTCTTAACACTTTAATCAAGTACGACTGGCGTAGAGCCGAGATGTTCCCCAAGCTGGTCAACTTTGTTAAATCCATGTTAATTTTCGGAACCTCATTCGGGCGCAACTATTGGGACTTTAGGGAATGTGAGAAGTTACAGATGGTTCCCAAAAAGCTCGATGGGCGCATGGTCTGGACCCCTAAGAACGCTAAAAAGATTAAGTACACCGAGTTTGATGGTCCCAACTTTGAAGTATTAAACATCTACGATTGTTTCCCTGATCCCAACGCCACCAACCTACATAATATGCGCTGGTTTATTTATCGGACCTTTAAGACCCTGGACGAACTCAAGAAAGAAAACGACCGACGGGGAGTTGAGTATTATAAAAATCTCGACGTACTCGAGCAGAACCTAGAAAAAGAGCAAAAAGATGGCAAGGCTTCGCAAACGGCGGATGATAACCAGTTTAGACAACACCGAAGGACTATGATCGGAACCCAGGAGTTTAGGGGAAAAGACGAATCAAACAAAGAGTTTGTAGTATTAAGACGATTTGACCGGGATATGTGGGTTGATATTGTCCCCGAATACAACGTAGTTATTCGTGAAGAGCAAAACCCCTATTTTCACGGCGAACTGCCAATTGTTTACGGCGTTGATTATCCCTATCCTGGTGAATTGTACGGAATGGGTGAGATCGAGCCGGTAGACCGCATCCAGCGAGCTATTAACGCCGTTCTTAACCAAAGACTAGATAACGTCCAACTAACCCTAAGATCAATGTGGAAGGTTAAAAAGAACTCGGGCGTTGATATGCACACCCTGATCTCCTCCCCTGGAAACATTGTAACCGTTGATGATATGAACTCGGTCGAGATGTTACAAGTCCCAGATGTTACCGGAGCCACATTCGTTCAAACCATGAACTACCTAACTTCAGCTTTGCAGAACGGAACTGGAGTAACCGACTACACGGTAGGGGTAGGCAATAAGACCGTAGGAAACACCACCGCAACCGGCACTAGATTGGTACAACAAGAGGCCAATGCACAATTTAAGCTCAAGGTACAACTGTTTAATCACATGGTAGTGCAAAGGATCGCTAACCAGTGGAAGGATTTGAGGATTCAATACACTACCGAGGCACAAAAACTTCGTATTATGGGTAATGAAGAGATACAAGATCTACGTGACAGCACCGACTTAACTAAAATATCTCTTGATGGGGAACCCCTTTACCCAGGAGACGAGCGCGAAGCTAAAATGGAAGTCGGTAAAGGTGAGAACTTTGCATTTCTTAACCTTATGCCAGAGGACATTCAGCCATCAATCGTGGGAGATTATGACTTTATCGCTCAGGTAAGCTCGGATCAGATTAACGATCCAATCGTCTTACAAGAAAACTTCTTCTCGGCACTTGACCGAGTAAGTAAACCAGAGTGGATTCAAGGCCTGGCCCAACAGGGAAAGCAGTTAGACTACTCATCCGCTACCGAGAAAATCTTTGACAAACTTCAAATCGGGATTGAGGGGAGAAGCATGATTAAAGAACTCAAACCCCAGATGCCTAATCCTCAAGCGCAACCACTTCCCGAGGGAGCTGTTAGAGAAATGGCGGGTCAACCCATACCGGAGATGTTTGATATTCAAAAGCCAGAGTCTCCAATGGGGACACCTGAACAAGTAATGGGAGGATTATGAACAAAAACGGCATGACCGAGGCAGCAGAAAAAGCCCTAAGAGAAACCCTTGGGAGAGCGATTGAGTTTGACCAGTTGGTCAATATGCCAGGGTGGAAGAGAATTGAGTCTTATTACGCCAATAAGGTCCAACAGTTTACTAATGATGTTTTGCTTTCTGACAAACCCCTATCCGACTTTGAGTCGCGCCGTAGTGAGATTAACGGTATCCGTGGGTTGCTAAACCATATAAGTAGCGACCTGGAGGAGTTGAAGAATGAGCGCAAAGCTCCCAGACTTACCGACGAATGATGACGAATATTGGAAAGATGCCGTCGTCTCTCGGCACTCACCCAAGTCGGTAAAGTTATGTCCCGATCATGGTCGTAAGACCTGGGACAAACACGAAGGGTACATTGACAACAAAGACGGGTCTATTAGCTGTATGTATTGCCCGTGGGGTACTAAGGTCCCAGGCTACATAAAGGTAATGGACGGTAAAGCAATAGATTTACGCCGTAAGCATAGCGACTAGGCACAGGGTCGCTATCCTGACTGCATAAGTCACGCTCATCCCGTAAGGATGCAATTAGTTATTTGGATGTCCTGGGTTACATTCTTAGCCCTGCGAAAGGAGCTTATGTCTGACGCAGACATGGCACAACAATTAGCCGCCGCCCTAAACGGGCACGAAGTTACCAACGACGAAGGTAACGTAGATGAGAGAGAAACATCTATCGAGGAATCGGCCCCTCAAGAACAAACGCCAGTAGAGGAAAGTGCCACGGCAGAGTCGGCCGATGAGACTGATGTTGAGGTTCCCAAAGCCGAAACGGAGGAATCTGAAACAGATCTAGCACAAGACGAATCTGGTAAGCGGTACGTCCCTGAAAAGAGATTTAAGGAGATTTACGGAAAAGCCAAGGCAACTGAAAGGGAGCTTCAAGCGCTTCGTGCGCAACTGGCTCAAGGTAACAGTGTGTTACAACAAGCCGTGGGGAAACCTAACTCTAAAAATCTTGCTCCAAAAGTAGACAAAGCTGATCTCTTGGAGTTGAAGATGACGTTGCCTCAATTTAATCCTGGGTCTGCCGATTACTCGGAAGATCTTGATACCCTCGGGTTTCAGATCCTAAGAGCCAATCCTGGTATGACTCCTTTGCAAGCTGGTTATCAAGCCCTTGAAATGGCTAAGAAAATCGCTAGTAAGGTAACGGGAGTTAAAGAAGAGGCCCGTACTGTGAAAGCCCTACAGTCGGACCAAGGTATCACAAACCGCGTAACTTCACGCCAAGCGAGCCAGGTAAATCCAGACAATATGTCTGCGAAAGAACTGGAGGCTTACATGAAGCAAAACGGAATGTGGTGATTTTCTTTAAGGAGAAAATAATATGGCCGTTGATTCAGCAAAATCCACTTCATCGACAGTTAGTCAGGCGATTAAAAACCGCTATTATGACAAATTGTTCTTGGAGATTGCCGAGAGCAAGCTCGTCCACAAGCAATTGGGACAGCGCAACCGCAAGGTTGAGCAGGGCGAAGGTGGATACGGTACTGGCGTAGTTTATTGGACCAAGTGGACTAACCTCCCCGAGGTCACAGCCGGACAAGGCGAGGGTGTTCCCACCACCGCAGTGTCTATGACTGCTACGAACGTAACCGGTTCTACCGCTCAATACGACGCAGCCGTCTCTATTTCCGACATTCTTGCTTACACCTCTTTTGGTGATGTCATGAAAGCCGCTATGGAGCGTCTCGCGTACAACGCTGGTAAATCGATTGATGGTATTGTGAAGAAAGAGATCCAAGCTTCCGGTACGTTTGCTACCATTCCTGGTAGTATCGCTGCCGCTGCGTGGACTTCTATTCCCGCAACCGCCACCCTTACGATTGCTGGTGTCCGTATGGCAAAACGAACCTTGTCTCGAAACGACGCTATGCAGCTTCCTGATGGAAACTGGGTTGCCGTTATTCATCCCGATGCTTTGTATGACCTTCAAGCCGACACCACCACTGGTGGTTGGATTGATGCCAACAAATACACGGATGCTAACGCTAGCAAGCTAATGACTGGTGAAGTCGGTAAACTTATGGGTGTTCGATTCCTCGAAACCTCTAACGCTGCCGTTCCTCGCACAGGCGTTGCCGCTACCGGTTCTATCTACGTTACGTCCTTCTTTGGTCGTGAAGCGTTCGGTGTCACTGAACTCCAAAGTCTCAAGACTTATGTCAAGGGCTTTGCTTCAGGTGGTACGGGCGATCCTACCGAAAAAGTCGCTACCGCGGGTTGGAAGACTACATTTGGCGCAGCTTCGTTGAACAGTGCGTTCTATGTGAACCTAAATCATCCAGTCTCAACTACTGCTTGATCCTATAGTAATATAGGTGAGTTCAAGATCACAAGCCCCTTCAGCAAGGGCTTGTTTTCTTTTACATAAACTTGTATACTACAGTCATGAGTAAGGTAGAAATAGTTTGTGAGTATTGTGAAAAGAAGTTTTATAGGTATAAATCCCAGTTGGTCGGTAAAAGAAACGTTTGTTCTCGAGAGTGTGCCAACCTAATCAGGTTAACGCATGTGTATGAGTGCGAGGTTTGCCACAAAGTTTTTCATAAACCACAAAAGAAGGGTGTTGTAGCTAGGTTTTGTTCTCAAAAGTGTAGGGGTATTGGATTAACCGCCAAGAAAAATACTAATTGTTTAGTTTGCGGCAAACCAATTTACATTGCTGAATGGCAAAAAAAGATTGGTGGGGGGAAATACTGTAGTCGTCCTTGTAAGTCGAAGGGACAGACATGTTCTTTTCTGGGCGTTAGTCCAGCTCACTACTATTCAACAAGTGTATGGAAAAGGTTAAGGCTAGAAATACTTGAAAGAGATAAATACATTTGTCTTAATTGTGGTGTCTCCCCACAAGACAAATCTATGTTACAGGTTAATCATATAACTTTTAGAGAGCTTGGAGGATCTGACAATCCAGAAAATCTTGAAACTCTTTGCCGGTCTTGTCATGCTAAAAAAGATGCCCTTAGATTAAAAGAGTTGACTGGAAACGAAAAAGCTAGAATGAGGGATTATAAGCAACATATAGATGAAATAAGAAGCCTTCTGTAGTTGCGTGATCTGTTATAATGTAGTTATGGTTGATTTAGCCTACAAGCCCGAATGGGCTAAATACGAAAAAGACCTAACTAATCCCGATCCCGAGATAGCAAGTAGAGCCGCCGAAGCGTTTGACGAAACTCGCCGTGAGGAAATGAAGAATGATCCTAAAGCTCGTGAGTGGGAGCAGTCCCGTAAGGAAGCGTTTCTCAAAGATAAGCCCGAATGGACAAAGCAAAGACTCGCCAAAGAAAAAGCCGAATACGATAAGACGTTAGATAAATACTTAAATGGAGGAATTATCATGGGTAAGTTTATTCCAGCCCCAGGTTTCTTGTTAGTTAGACCAATTGAGATTGAGCAGACTAAGGCGGGGATTTATTTGCCCCCAGGAGCCGATACAGCCGACGTAGGGGAGCCAAACCGAGGCATTGTGGTAGCGGTAGGAAAAGACAAATACTTTACCAATGGCGCGATTGTAGAGTCTCCCGCTAAAGTTGGAGAGACAGTAATGTTTAAGTGGCATACCATGAAGATGATGTACGAGGGGAAAATCCACCACTTCATGTCATTCGAAGATGTTTTTGCCGTTATCAAGGAGGAAGAATGACTTTAATATCGGTAATCACCTCAACGTATAAAAGACCTCAACTACTAAAGCGAGCCATTGAGTCTGTACGAAGTCAAACATTCACTGATTGGGAGATGATTATTGTGAACGACGACCCAGACCACGAGACAAAAAGAGTCGTCGAGGACTTTAACGACAATCGATTAACCTATATCGCGATGGGGGGGAAGTTTGGTTGTGACACTAGACCAAAAAACATTGGGATTAAATCCTCAACGGGTAAGTATATCGCTTTTCTTGATGACGACTGCGCGTACCGACCGGATCACCTGCAAGCCCTAATCAAAGCACTAGAGCCAGGAGTTGATGCGGTTTATGGGGACCGGTGGATATTTGAGGAGGACAAAAGCGTTTCGATCGGGATTTTCCATGAGTTTGATCCATTCTTAATGATGAGAAGAAATTATATTGATACATCCGACGTTTTAATCAGGAAAGAGGCTATCGTTGAGGTGGGAGGATTTGACGAGAGATATAAAAAATACGTTGACTGGAATCTTTGGGTACGGATGATGAAAGCTGGATATAAATTTAAGCGTGTTCCCCTGGTTTTAACCGACTACCATGTTTATCCTCACTCAAAAAGTAACCGCAAAGAGGACGAAAGGGGGTTTAGTATCCCCGCATGGGAGCCGTTTGACGTTGATATTCATGTCCCACACCTCTCACCAGAGAAAGAGCCTACAGTCGGGATCTTCTCGATCACCTATGACCGGCTTGACTACACCAAAAAGTCATTCAAGAGTCTTTGGGAGACAGCCGAGCATCCTTTTCACCACCTAGTAATTGATAACGGCTCAACCGACGGAACTCTGGAGTGGTTAGACAAATATATGTTAGAGCATCCTGGCAAAGTTAATTTAAAAACCTACACTAAAAACCACGGAATCTCAATCACAAGTAACTACGCGATTAAACAGTTAAAAGAGTACGACATAATTGTTAAAGTGGATAACGATGCCATCTTCTTGACTAAGGGATGGTTGAAACGAATGGTGGAATTGTGGAAAAGTAACCGGATGCTAGTGATGAGTCCTTATGTTCAGGGGCTAAAGGATAACCCAGGGGGCGCACCACGAGGAGATTATGGAATAGTTAAGGGAGAGTATCTTGGACTCACCTACCATATCGGAGGAATGGTACATTTTGCCGACTCTCATGCTTATGACGGGTTTAAGTGGGATGAGACAACTTTTTATCATGGAGAACAAGATAAAGAGTTATCTATATATCTAAACTCCAGGGGTTATCAGCATTGTTATCTTGAGAATTTTTATGCGAGTCATGGCGATGGCGGCACAGAAGCCCAATTTAAACATTATCCAGAGTATTTCGAAAGAAGGAAATGGGAAAAGTCTCATAGATATGGCGAGAAATAGTAAGGTAAATACCGCTTGTTTTCAGTGTGGAAAAACATTTAAAAGAAATGTCTGTCATTTAGGAGCTAGAAACTTTTGTAGTAGAAAGTGTTCCGCAACTGGACACAAAAAAAGGCCGATTCTTTGGAAGGGACAAGAAAAGCCTAAATGTATAGACTGCGGTAAACCAATCTGGTATAAAAGTAAAAGGTGTGGTCATTGTTGTAAGTCTGGTAAAAATAGCTGGAAATGGGCTGGTGGAATTACTCCAGTTAATACAAAAATAAGGATGTCAGATCAGTCCCTAGAGTGGAGAAAGAAAGTTTTTTATAGAGACAACTATACTTGCCAACATTGTTGTTCTTCTGAAAGGACAATCCAGGCACATCACATAAAAGAATTTGCGACTTATCCAGAATTAAGATTTTCGGTAGAGAACGGATTAACTTTATGTAAGTTGTGTCACAGGAAACATCATAAGATAAAAAATCTTTATCAAAACTTTGACCCTAATCAATTTTTTGTTAGGTTAGTGAGGCAGATATGAGCGTATCAGCCTGCATCCTACTTCACTATACTGATCGTGATGAGCCTAACGCTCCCCAAATAGCCGAGGCGTTAAGGGGGCAGGTGGATGAACTTGTCTTTTTTGTGGATAACCCAGCGATCAAGTTTGACGATCCCAACTGTACGTTTATCCGCTCGTCTCGGGGGTTTCCTGTGATCGCTAGAAACGCGATAGGCAGTTTACTTGATACGGATTATGTTTTCTTTCAAGACTCTGATTTAACAGTAGAGCCCGGAACTATTGAGTATATGCTGGAGTGGGCGGAGAAGTACCCTAACGCTGTTTTGGGATTTGAGGGTTCTCGGATGGCAGAGAGTAAAAACCCCTACACAGAAGGTCATACAATCAATCGTAGCGACAAATTAGAGCCAGTTGATATGCTGATTCGCACGTGGCTGGTTCCGAGGCGGGTAGTGGGGATGGCAACCAATCTTTACCTGAACAATCGAGGTTCTATCCCTGACAAGTATGTGGATGATATTCTATTTTGTTTAGGAAATCGCTACGGGTTTAAAGAGATGAACTACGCCTTACCCATTAAACCTGGATGTGGAGTTGTTGAGCTTAACGCGGCGGGTGACGGGCAATCAACAACTCCGATTCATTACGCCATAAGGGATCAGGTATGTCGCTACCTAATGAACGCTAGATGATTAAACTAATCAAAAACACCTTCTATCACGAGACTTGGACTAAGTTGAGGTTGATGTGGTTTATTTTATGGGCAAAACAGCTCTCATTCGGGGAGAAGTGCCAGCAGTTTGAACGTGAGTTTGCTAAATGGCAGGGTAGAGAGGATGCAATCTTTGTAAACTCTGGTTCTAGTGCCAACTTAGCTTTAATTCAGGCTCTACTTAACCTTGGATACCTCAAAAAAGGCGATAAAGTGGGTTTTTCAGCTCTGGGTTGGTCAACTACCGTGATGCCATTGATACAATTAGGGCTAAAGCCCGTTCCGATGGATGTGGCAACCAAGTCGCTGAACATATACAGGCAACCAACCAAAGATTTAAAAGCCCTATTCGTCACAAATCTTCTGGGAATGTCCCCGACTAACCCAAATTTTCTCGTAGATGAGTGTAGAAAGCGCGGGATTATTCTACTAGAGGACAACTGCGAGAGTTTGGGGTCGGTAGTGAGTGGTAAAAAACTTGGTAACTTCGGTTTAGCATCAACTTTTTCATTCTATGTCGGACATCACATGAGTACAATTGAGGGTGGGATGGTGTGTACCAATGATAACCGCCTTGCCCGTGAGTTAAGGATCGTTCGCGCGCACGGATGGGATCGCAACTTAGACGTTCGTACTCAAAAGGCTATCAGAAAACAGTACGGAGTGGCTACTTCGTTCTATTCTCGCTATACATTCTATTCTCTAGGGTACAACTTTAGACCGACCGAAATTGCGGGCTTCCTAGGGCTACTACAGCTCCCCTACCTCAAGGAAATAATTGATAAAAGAGAGAGAATATACCAAAAAATACGCTCACAGGTAACTAAATACTACATTCCTAACCCCGTTTGGATGGATAAGCACTCTGCTTTTTCGCTTCCAGTGATTTGTGGGTCTTCACAAGAGCGAGATCAACTTGTAAAACGCTGTGAGAGTAGAATAGAGGTACGCCCAATCGTCGGAGGCGACTTAACTATGCAACCATTCTACGGCGGCAGAGGAATGAAAAACGCCAGGAAAATCCATGAGACGGGATTGTATATTGGAATTAACCCAGACATGAGCAAAAAGGATATTAAGATGATAGTGGAGGTGTTAAATGCCTAAAATCTCATTCGAGCTTCACGACGGGAGCGTCCTACGGAATAACTATGAAGCCTTATTCAAACTCAAAGAACACATCCCCGAGTTAAAAGTCTCGCTATTCTTCATCCCCTACGACTATGTTGTTGAGAGGTCACAACTTAGTTTGCAAAGAAAAGCCAAGTTAAAACTTCTGAAAGACAACCTGGACTGGATTAGGTTATACCCTCACGGGGTAATGCACATCCCTAACGAGTTTGAAAAGTGTGACCGCGAGACAATGGAGCTGTGTCTAAAAGCAATTGACGAGGCGATGAGTAAGGATGAGTTACCCTACGAAAAAGGTTTTTGCGCCCCGTTCTGGCTGTGGAACAAGGATGTTACAAGTGTGCTAGACGAGCATGGGTGGTTTGGTGCAATAGATCGTAACCAACCAGAGATGGTTAAGACAAAAAGAACCTACACTTATACCCACTCAATAGATGAGGACTTTAGAAACTTTAAGGGGTCAGAACTTATTCTGCATGGTCACATGACCCCGCCTTCATTCAACAACCTTGATGATTGTATGCTCAACTTACTAAAAATACCCAAAGGAGAGTTCGTCTTCATTGACGAGATGGTCAAATGAAAAAACTTGTGATGTATACCAATGGAAGCGCGTCGGCCCAATGGAGGCTAGAGGACCCCGCTAAGTACATGGACTTTGAGGTCAGGTTCCCTAAGAATGGGATACAAGAAGAAGATATTCAATGGGCGGACTGTGTGACATTACAAGGATGTGTTGATAAAGAAGCGATCGCGATAATCGCCTATTATAAGGACCAGGGAAAGAAACTAGTATTAGAACAAGATGACCGAATAGTGGTTGAGGACGATAACCCCCACAAACAACAACATGAGATTACCCAGGCCAGTAAAGTTATCGAGATTACAGCGAAGATGGCAGATATGATTACCTGTACCACGCCATATCTGGCAGATAACCTAAAACAATACAACGATAATGTAGTAGTGTTGCCTAATTATATGGACATGAAACGCTGGGACTTGCCAGAGAAGAATAAAAATAATGGAGATCAAATTAGAATCGGCTGGGGAGGGTCCATTACTCATATTGAAGACATTAAAATGATTATCCCCGCGCTACACAAGCTCTACGCAGAGTTTCCTCAAATCGTTTTTGTGTTTGTGGGCGACCCCAGGATAGCAGACTATATGGAAGGACTGCCAAGCGAGGTAATGATGGGAGTTCCCTTTGACGGCTGGCCCACCAAGCTACACTCACTGCGACTTGATGTAGGGATCGCTCCCCTACGAGATTCGGAGTTTAACAAGAATAAGAGCGCGATCAAATTTTATGAATACTCTATCGCTAAATATCCTTTTGTCGGCTCCCCCACGGTCTATGAGCATGAAGTCTGGCACAATGTAACAGGACTCATCGCCCATAACCTAGACGATTGGTATACACACATTAAAACCCTCATTACTCAACCCAGAAAAGCGCAGTCGATGGTGGATAACGCGTACAGTTACGTCAAAGAAAATAAAAACCTCGAGAAAAGAATCTACAAATTTAACAATGCTTACCAAAGTCTTTGGTTAGCTTGATTATTTGGAGTAAAATAGTAAACTAGAGTAAGCTACACTAGAAAATAACTAGCAGGCGCACCGAGAGGGGCGTCTTTTTGGTATAGGAGGGTAAATGTCCACACTTAATAAGGGCTTGGTATCAGATATATGTCAGATTATTTCTGACTACCGAGGAGAAAGCACGGTTGATACTTCCGCCAAGCGGATTAGAGCTATTAGTAGACAAGAACAGTCACTCGCAAAGCGCAAACTGTGGAGGTTTTATCTTTTACGAGATCAATCGCAAGCGGGAAGCGGGGTAAATGACTACACTGTCGGGTCTGCTACCTACCCAATGAGATTTAAAGGACTTGCCGAGGTCTTTGTTGGTGGGACTACCGAAGATAAACGCTATCAGATAGTCGATTTTTTCAAGTATAAAAACCTCTACAATCGCAATAACGCCGAGAAAATAGTCTACGAATGGTACGATGCGGCTAACGATCTTTGGAAAATGCACATCAATCCTATTCCCACGGCCTCGGATACGATTTACTATTCATACTTCTGGCTACCACCCACAAGAACCGCAAGTAGCGACGCGGTTACTTACATTGATGATGAGGCACTAGCCAGACTAGCTTTGTCAGAAATCTACGAAGGGGAGGATGAGGATGATAAGGCAATCGCCCAAAAGTCTCTCGCCGAGCAGATAGTAGAAGAGATGTTGTCAACGGAAAATGCGCCAGCACAAAACCAAACATATAACATGGGAGCCATTGAGAACTCGATAACAAATCGAGGGATAGGGTCTTACTAAATGAGGCAATTTTCTATTCCAAAAACTAAGAAGAGATATTTTGAGTCTCGTCAGGAGTCGTGGATTAAGGGTGAGAATAAATTAGTCAGTAACACCCAGATCAAAGATAACGAAATAGCAGATTGTATTGATATACAGTTGGTTGAGGACGGAAAGATTCAATGCCCCAGAGATGGTCAGGCCTATTACGGAAGCTCTAGCGGTTCAAGAGTTACTGGACTCTACCCTTACTACAAGTCAGATGGAACCAATAAACTTTTAAGAACCTGTGGTACGAACCTGGAGTATTACAACTCTGGAAGCTGGTCGAGTGTGACCGGTGGGACGGGATATACAACCACTCTAAACACTAACGGTGTGATGGCGTATGACAAACTTTACCTTGAGAATGGAACCGACTCACTAACTTATTACGACGGATCACAAGTACAAACCTTCACCCAAAGATCAGCCCCCACAATCTCAAGCGTAACCAGAACCGGAACCAATGGAACGTATACTTTTTCCTACAAGTTGACCACTGTTACAGCTAATGGTGAGACAACCCCCAGCGCGGCGGTATCACAGACCATTAACGTTTCTGAACTCACGGCCTCTGCCTACATGACACTGGCGTGGAGCGCGGTCACGGGGGCGGTCGGGTATAACGTGTACGGGAATAAGGATGGTGGGTGGTACTTCATGGCGTATGTCGAGGGCAACGGAACCACTAGTTATGTTGACAACGGAGCGGATATTCCCAATGAGTTCTTCACTCCCCCAGAGGGAAACTCAACTGGAGGTCAAAAAGGGCAATATATTGCGCTTTATAAGGATTCGTTATTTGTTGGGGGAGATACGGCTAACCCGTCGAGACTCTATTATTCTGGAGGTGGAGATCAGATTGAGGACTTTACAGTAGGAGGTGGGGGCGGGTTTATTGATATTAGTAAAAATGATGGTCAGGCCATTACGGGAATGATTGTGTTTAAGGATTCTCTACTTGTATTTAAAACCAGATCAATTTATAAATTCTCTTTCAGTTCATCGG